ACAAGAACTTATTAATTATACAAAAACTTACTATCCTGACTTAATTGACAATTTTAATGATGCGTCAGTTTTCTCAGTTTTCTTGGATTTGAACGCGGCGGTTGCGGATAACTTACATTATCATATTGATAGAAGTATTCAAGAAACCGTTTTACAATACGCCCAACAACGTTCTTCAGTATATAACATTGCAAGAACGTATGGTTTGAAAATACCAGGTCAAAGACCGTCAGTTGCTTTGGTTGATTTCTCAATTACAGTTCCGGCCTTTGGTGATAAAGAAGATGAAAGATATTTGGGTATTTTAAGACGTGGTTCTCAGGTTAACGGTTCAGGACAAGTATTTGAAACGGTATATGATGTGAACTTTGCATCACCATTCAACAATGAAGGTTTCCCAAACAGATTAAAAATACCAAACTTTGATTCTAATGGTAACTTGTTAAACTATACAATTACTAAAAGAGAAACAGTTGTTAATGGTATTACAAAGGTATTCAAAAGAGTTATAACTCCAAATGATGTTAGACCATTCTTTGAATTTTTCTTACCTGAAAAAAACGTATTGGGTGTAACAGCTGTCATACAAAGAGAAGGAACGGCATATTCAAACGTACCAACAGCTCAAGAATTCTTGAGTCCAAATGGTAGATGGTATGAAGTACCAGCGTTGGCTGAAAGTAGAGTGTTTATTCCTGACCCATCAAAACCATCTGATGACCCGGCAATTAAAGTTGGGACATACATTGAAACTCAAGATAGATTCATAACAGAATATACACCTGAAGGTTTCTTGAAAATAACATTCGGTGGTGGAACAAATACCGCTGAAGACCAATTAAGACAATTCACCACTTTAGATGTTCCGTTAAAAATTCAAAGATATCAAAACAACTCAATGTCTTTGGGTAATACACCACAGGCAAATACAACATTGTTTATTCAATATCGTATTGGTGGTGGTATTGCGACAAACTTGGGTGTGAATGTAATTAACCAAATTGGTGCGGTTGATTTTTCAGTTGTTGGACCATCTGATATTATTAACAATCAGGTTATTAATTCATTGGCGTGTAATAACGTAACAGCATCAATCGGTGGTGCGGGGTACCCGTCAACAGAAGAGGTTAGAAACTATGTTACCTTTAACTTTGCAGCACAAAACAGAGCGGTGACCATCAGTGACTACGAAGCGGTTATCAGAAACATGCCAGGAGAGTTTGGAGCACCGGCAAAGGTTGCCATCACAGAAAACAACAACAAAATAAATGTTCAGATATTATCTTACGATTCGACAGGTAACTTAACATCAGATGTATCTCAAACATTAAAATATAATATTGCTGAATATCTTTCTAATTACAGAATGATTAATGACTATGTAACTGTAGGAAGTGCTCAAGTTATTGATTTAGGTTTAGATATTTCTGTGGTGTTAGATTCGAGTCAAAACCAAGGGGTTGTTATTTCAAACATTATTGATAGAACGACAACATTCTTTAGTTCTGCGGTAAGAGGATTAGGACAAAACATTTTGTTATCAGAATTGAATCGTTTAATCCAAGAGGAAAACGGAGTTGTCAGTGTTACAGATATTTCTGTATTTGGTAAAGTTGGTGGACAATACAGCTCGGCTGAAACATCAATGCCTTATTCAAATAGTTTAACAAAACAAATCTCATTGACTGACAATACAATATTTGCTCAACCAAACCAAATCTATCAAATCAGATTCCCATCTAAAGACATTGTAGTAAGAGTTAAGAACTATCAAACTACTAATTTTAGCTGATGATTTATTTTATTAAATCAATGACTATCCTTTGAAAAATAGCCAATAAACTATTTATCAAAGAAATACTAACAAATGCCTGAAACTATTAGATTACGAACACAGGTTGGGGTTGACAAACAAATCAATGTTCAATTAAACCAAGATTTCGAACAATTAGAAATTTTATCTTTAAAGGTAAGAGCTGACGATGTCTACACAAGAATGTGTGCCGACTATGGTGTTGTTGTTGGTCGTGTTACAGCCAATAATGGTTACGGTATTCCAAACGCTAAAGTTTCGGTATTCATACCTATAACAGCTGAAGACCAAAATAATGATATTACACAAATTCTTTACCCTTATTCAAGTGTTGAAAGTTTAAATGAAGATGGTTATAGGTATAATCTATTACCTTACGAGCCACAATATCCAGGTCACGTTGCGACTGGCACATTCCCATCAAGAAATGATGTATTAACAAATCCCGCATTGATTGAAATCTATGATAAGTACTATAGATTTACTGTTAAAACAAATGGTAGTGGTGACTACATGATAATGGGAGTTCCATTGGGTTCCTATACAATATTCATGGATTTAGATTTGTCGGATATTGGACCATTCTCATTATCTCCACAAGATTTAATTCGTATGGGTCGAGCTACTGAAGACCAAGTTGATGGAGCAAGTTTTAAATCATCTACTAACCTCTATGAATTGCCACAAATTGTTTCATTTAGTGAAACAGTGAATGTTGAACCATTTTGGGGACAACCTGAAATTTGTCAAATCAATATTTCTCGTCATGATTTTGATTTGAGAACTGCAGGAATTACTATTGAACCAACAGCAATTTTTATGGGTTCATTGTTAACTAACAATGATGAAGAAAGTCTTCGTGCTAATTGTAGACCAAATAAAGAATTAGGGGGTTTGTGTAATTTAAGCACGGGACCTGGTGAGATTATTGGTATCAGACAAACAATATTTAATGATAATGACGGATATCCAATATTAGAACAAGCGGTTTTACCACAGGGTGGAAAAGTTATTGATGAGGATGGTACGTGGGTAATGGATGTCCCAATGAATTTGGACTACGTTACAACAAATGAATTCGGTGAACAAATTTTGAGTCCTGACCCATCTGTTGGTATTCCTACAAAAGGTAAGTATAGATTTAAAATAAAATATACACAACCAGAAGGTACTGAAAAAATTGTAAAGAGAGCTCACTTCTTAGTTCCTAATATTAAAGAATATGGATGGATTGTTTCAGATGAGGACCCAATATATCTCGTTAACACTGGTGATACAAGGTATCAAGAGTTTTTAGGTTCATATTATTTTGGGTTAGATTGGAGTGGATATACAAATCCAAGTGCTGCGGTTGCTTGTACAGATACTTTTTACGAATATCAATACAATAAAGTTTACACAGTTGCAAGCCACATTGATGAGTGGAGAAAAGGTGCTAATAGAAAAAGTTTTATTGGTATTAAAGATATTACTAACTCAGAATGTATCAGTGAAAATAATAGATTTCCGGCAACTGATGCCATACGAGACGCTAACTTTGGATATACCTTTCTAAGACAGTTTATTTTTCCACTTTTAACTTACGTTTTTTTAGCGTTAATTGTTGTATTACATGTACTTACAATAGTTTGGGCGATTATTAGACCATTGATTGCTTTTGTGTATGGTACCCTTTTAGGAATTATATATGTTATATGTCAAGCAATTAATTTATTTCGAAGTAATAAAAACCAAATTAAATGTCCAAAACCGGCTAGTTTGGTAAACATATATGGACAACTAACAAACCCATTTCGTAAATTTACATTACCAAATTTATCATATCCTAACTGTGAACCATGTGAGTGTTCACCAGAACTAATACCTACGGATGATGGTGAAATTCTATCAATACAACAAGCATCCGCTCAAAATTCAACATCGTTAAATGCGGACTTCTTTTTATTTGATTCTTGGGCTAATGATATTCCTGAATGGAATGAAACTTTTGCCGGTGCCGGTGAAAAATTTTTTGGGGATTCAGTACGAGTTCCAATAACTAAACCAACCAAGAATGATTATGATTTTATAAACAATTTACCACCTTGGGAGGTAATAAATAAGTTCAACTTAAAGTCAAAGTATTTTGATAGTGATGTTTATCCTGGTTCTAACAGAATAAAAACACAAATAGAACCAAAATACAATCCAAATACTTTTCACTATGATAATATTATGGCGGTTATTGTTGACCCCGACACCCAAACATTTTTCAAATCGGGTCAACTTATTTCATTCCAACAACCAACTCTTTCAACTGACCCCAACGTAAGTGGTTTTACTGCTGGCAACACAACAGGAATTACAGGAACAACTATTGAGGGTAAAACAATTGTTGTTAATTATGCGGACCCAACAAATTCAAATACGACTCAATCGGTGACGTATAATTTGAATGGAGACCCAACAAAGTTAATTACCAAGAACTATAAGTTTGCGACTGACATAGAATATTTTCAAGTAATTACTGGTTTAACATATAATGAATTTATTACACAAAATGCGGTAACACAACCAGGTACATCTGTTTGTAATTATATAACATATACGGTTAGGAATGATACCATAAATCCAATTGTATTTGATTATACGGACAATAATGGGGTTACACAAACAACAACAATTGGTGTTCTTGTGGACCCTGATTTTGGTACAGTTTATGGTGCGACCGAAAATATATGTGCTTGTGAAAATAGTTTAACAACAACAGCATCAACATCTGAATATACTATAATTTTACAGACACCATGTACACCACCACCAAATACAAGTTTGGTCTTTAACGACAGTTTATATAGTCAATTAAGTCAACCTATTAAATTATTTAGAGAAGATGGTAAAGAGGGTGCTGAGTTGTATGACAATTATCTTTCACAATGGAATGGTGGTGAAATAAGTATTATTTTCATGGTTAGAG